ACCCCCGCCACCACCACCACCCCCGCCGCCGGGTGGACTGACGTTTGCCGAGTAGTTCTGGGCAGCAACTTGATCCGACCGAGCCGCCGCCCCCTTAAGGTCAATGTCATCGAAGAGGGGTTCGATCACGTCTAAGACAGTGGCGTCGGAGGTCTCCCGGCACTCGTTAATGGGCAGGGTGTCTCCGGTATCACTGGGAAACCGGTCACCGCGCGTCGCAGCGGCTCGGGCGTTCGGCGTGTCGACGAACAGCGGGCTGGTCGGAGGCGGCGTCAGCGCGACGCGGGGCACCGGCAGGTCTGAGTTGTTCAAGGGGTAAGTGATCGCCTGATTGTTCCCAGCGGGCCACGCGAACAGATACTTTTCCGACGTGCCCGATAGAATCGGCGTCCACAGTCGAAGCTCCACTACCCCCTGCGACGGGTCATATGCGACCCGTTCTACGATGCACTTGACAGTGGGAAAGGACGGGATCGCCAGCGTCACGCAGTCATAGGATTCCAGATCCAGGTGTTCCATGCCAACGCTCAGCGTGGCGTATCGCCACGTGTTACTGTCCCGGATTGACCAGAAGGTTGCCGTCTTCAGGGCTTGTGCTTTATTGGTAATCGTTTGGTAGGAGGTGTCCGACTTGATGAATCCGTACTTCTCAACGTTGTTGTCAACCGTGAACTTATTTTCAAGCTCATCGGACCTTAAGCTGCCAGCCCCGACGTCTTGCCACGAGACGCGACTTGAGGTGACCAGCTCCTCGGTCGTCGTGTGGTCAAACGAAAAGGAAGTCGCCACCACGTCGCCGGGCCCGAGTGTGCGAAGCGACGCCGGTTCCACGGGTAGATAGGAGATCTTGAGAACCCCGTCGCTAATAACCAAAGCACAGCGCGCCTCGAATGCGATCTTGTTCATCGTATTCAAGGCACTCTCGCGAGCCGCGTGATAATAGTTGCAAGGGTATCGCCCAAGGGCATCCCTCGCGACGGAGAAGCTGGTCGAGTCAATTGTCAGGTCGGTATACGTCTCGGCAATCCACTGGATGACGTCAACCGGATTGTGCGGCAGCGACGAGACAAATGTGACATATAATTCCGCACCCCAGCCCTCATCTCGGTAGGTGCTAAGCGGTCGGTCCAGGTGGACCTCGACCCCGCTCAGGTCGCCGTAATCTGTCGTCACGACTTCATAGTATGACGGCGGCACTTGAGTCAACAGTTGAATGTCACCCACCTTGCGGTAAGCCATCACCTGCGATACAGAGCCGGGCACCAGTGAGACGATATGAACTTCGATGCTGCCGTTTTGCAGGGTCACTTCGGTTCCACTCGGTAGCCAAAGGAATCCCTTCGAATCAATTTCGTCAAGTGCTCGGAACCCTTCGCCCGCCCCACCGACGATGCGTAGTTCGTAATCCGTGACGGGTGCTTCGCACGCAGCCAGAGTCGTGGGAAGTGTGGGAGTAGTCTTCCGGTAGCCGCGTGAGTAAGGCGGGATCGTCTTGCAAAGCTGCGCAGGGTTAGCAGCCGGGTCAATGACCTTCTCAATAGTAAAAATTTCACCTGAGAATATGCCCGTGTACTGGATCGACCCCACCAGGATAGTAACGCGCTGATTCTGGGGGAAGTTTTCACCACCACCAACAGTCAAAGTGGGCGAGGCCCAGAATTGCTGAGCCGTGCGTTGTCGCAGGTACTGACAAAGTACAGAGAATTTGTCATTGACACAACTGCGATCGACGTCAGAGTAGTCCGGAATACACTTCCCTCGCAGTACCTGATACCCGGTCGCCTCAGGGTCTCGATATCCTGGGGCACGTGGGATGTTGAACGTTCCCGGAACGGGAGCGTCATATTGCGTAAAGACTTCAGTCAGGGTTCCGTTGCTGCATTTGTAACCGACTTGGTGTAATTTCGTTACACCCACAACAGGATCGATAGCCGTGCCCTCCCCACTGATAGCGAAGCCCGGTAGGGTGGCAGGCTTTCCTTCACGGAGCCTCGCGAACTGTTTATCAGCTACTTGCATGTTTTGCCTGGAGTTTCCATACGTCCCATCCGGATTTCTACCTAGGATGGTCGGACATTGAATCTGTTCAGCCTGGCAGATCTTAGCGTCCAAGGTGACGTCCACGACACCTTGAGGTCGCCGTAGAAAACCTTTGATCCCGTTGCCAATCTTGACGGTCGGGCGAGAGCACGTGAAGCCAAAGCGAAAGGGCCACTCGGCTGTCAGTTGGCTCGGGTCCACGCTGGTGAACAAGCCATCCTCCGCAGCGAAACCAAACTGACGACTTTCGATTCGCGATAAAATGGAGAAGCTCAGCGATCTAGCCGCCTCGTCCCACTTGATCTCACTATTGATCTCCCCGTCCAGTAAGACGACGGCTTGATCCACAGGAACCCCTGGGAAGCTCAGATAGACCTTGGCGGGTCGCTTGTGGACGTCAACGGTGTTCAGGATGGAAGTCAGGTCACCGTTCGTATCAGAGAGCTCAACCGTAGCAGACTGAGAGGAGCCACCGCCAACCCTCGTGGTCATTTCCAGGCCGCCAAGGGAGATCAGCGACTTGATTGACCCAGCCACCTCGGTGCTGGAGTAGAAGGTCTCGGCTCCGTCCGCCCACTCAATGCCAATGTACAAAACAGTCTCGATCCCCTGCTTGCGGTTTAGGGCGTCGGCGACTGAGGGGGAGAATTGTTTCATACTTCGACCAGTTCTAGGGTTACTTGATAGGCTTCATCTCCAGGCCAGCCACCGGCACGACCGTCTCCGGCGAACTCGATCGGGTTCAGGTTGACCTTACCGATCACAATTTGTCCGCGCCAGGCGACGCGGAACGTGGCTCCGCGATAACGCAAGATAAAGTCTTGCACTTCTTCCATTTTATCACGGGATAACACAAAAGGCCAGCGGTGTCTACGTTTATTTCCCGCTTTCTTGATAATAGATCGGCGGCTGCCGTCCATCATTCGGATTATAGTGACCTCGGCGTTCAATCCCATGTTGTTACCCACCTTGGGAGGGGGTAGCAGCATGGTTGACGCCAGCGCTGGGTACGGGGCCTGGATCAGAAAGTAGTTGGTCACGAGGTTCCTCGGGGCAGGGTAGGTGAGGTGGTGTGACTTAGACCAGGACGAAGGCCGAACTGTCTACCAGCTCCAGTGTAGATTCCGGAACCAGATCGAAGTACCGGTTGGCACGGTCGGTGAGGGCAGGCGCGCTGTCTCCCGACCGGACCCATAGGCTTCCTGCACGGCTGGGGTCTTGAACGAGACTTACCGGATCGATGACGTACTCGCCCTCGATGGCTGCGCCTTCGACCTCAAAGTCGAGCGTCCAATACCCCTCGCCGTCCTCCGTGTAGACCTCTCCGGGGTTCGTGATCATCACAATCCATGTGACTCCTTTCCAATCCTTCAGTACGACTTCACGCCCAAGATTATCTAGCAGGAACTGAAACAAAGTGTCAAGGGTTTCCCGCTTGACTCCAGTGATCGTGTAGACTTGGGTCTGTTCCGTGACCCACGCATCGTCCGTGTAAACATCAGCGGTGCCGTCGAAGAATCTTCGATTGACTCGGTTGAAAGCCAACCGCCGCTTGTCATCTGTTTCCGGATTCTTCAGCTCGATGAGCTGACCGGTATCGATTGACTGCATCAACAACTTACTAGTGTAGTTCAGGGCCTTTTCTTGGGGCTCTACACCACCTACACCATGGAACGTCTTGAAGGTGTATCGGTGGCAAGGGGCTTCCGAGTAGTAGGCCACAGACTGCGACAGAGACAGCTCGTGTGCAACCACCTTGTTCAGACCTTGAATCACACCCACCGACTGAGTCATGGCGAGTTGGTTTGACGCCAGCTTCCCCTTACCAAAGAGCGCGACGTCCGTTAATCCGAGGGGACTGATGGTGTCGGTGAATCGAGCTTCGTCAGTCACGCCCAAGTCTTGCGTTACTGCGAAGTCCTTCGCAAGACCCACCAATTGCGTCAGGTCAAGCACGTCAACTGGGTGAAAGTTGCGGATCAGGTAGCCGTATTCAACCGAGTCCGACAACAACAGGTCACTGCGTGCTGGGACGCGGATGGTGCCGAAGTCAAATGCGGCGACGTCAGTCACGTTAAGTGGGTCGTCGACATCGCGGACGTCCGAAAGCAAGACTTCATCGGTCAAGCCCAGATCTTCCAGGATGGTAATTACACCGCCCGGCACGAAAACGAAGACCGCGTCATCGAAAAGCGCGATGGTATTCTCAGTAAACTTGCCGACTACGCCAGCCGCCAAGTCCGAGAGGCTCAGATCATCCGCCACTTCCCTCAAATAGGCCAAGCCAGCCAAGTCCGATAGGCTCAGCTCATCAGTAACTGAGCGATCGACGATCGACCCCGCTACGGGGGTGACAAGCGCCTGGACGTGAAACTGGAAGGTCCTTAGTGTCATGCTACAGTGTCATCCGCTGTACGGCTTCGTTTGCGTTGACGCTCGTCTGAGTCCAAGCGGCGCCACTGGGGTCAGTTGTAAAGAGTTTCCTAACAACTGCCGTCGTCGCCGTTCCGATAACTCCACCGCTCTCATCGTCAAGTGTGCCGTTGTCAAAGCCCACGTGCAACGTCCGACCCGATGAGGTGCCTTGGCACACGGCGTCAATCTGAAGGGCGTGAACCGTGCTGGTCCCTGCTAGGGTGGTGAGGCCATAGTGGTCCTCATCTCCGGTCGTCGAAGCTTCCACGTAGTCGGCGGTGTCCCAGGTCTGCTCATCGATCAGAGAGAAGTTGGTACCCCCAGCCGACCGAGTCCAGTCGTTGGGTGACGCGTCGGACGTCGGAGTCAGGCGGAGAACTCGCACCTCTCCGAGCCTAGCCGTGTGATTGACTCCGTCAATTGACATTTGATACCAGTCATCGAATGCCGACTGCCCTGAAGCCTCATTCGCGGTACCGAGTATTCCGATGCGCGTGCCGAAAGACGACGAGAACGAAAACGCCACGGTGGTCCTCGCACCGCTAGAATAAACCTCAGTACCATCGACGAAAACCTTAGCGTACCCGCCTAGCGCCGACGTTGTCGGCTTCCACTCAATCTCGATGTAATGCCACGCTGCGGTGCCGAGAGCCCCCGTGATCGTCACCGAGCCCGTGGTGTCAGAGTATACCAAGTCGACATCATTTGAAGCCACGATCAGATTGATCGCTGGCGACGTGGCCGCCGTCATATATGACCAGATGGTTCGGGACGCCGACGGTGAGGACGCGTAGTTGTAATACCGGAACCCGTTTACCATAACTGGGTGCGAGCCATTCGTCGTCACGTTATACGGCGACGCCCACGCATTACGGAAAAATGTACCCCTTGACGACTGCGTGACTGGCATCTGGAGAGCCAGCCCCACCGACAGGTGATCATTGATTAAAGCTACGTCACCAGTGTGACCGCCCCCAGTCTCTTGGAAGAGACTGACCGGGATCTTATTGTACCTGGCTTCGATGTTGGCACCCGTCGTCGCCGTGGTACCAATGGTCTCGAATCCTTCGTGGTGAAAGATCGTCATGGCACCCTCGGATTAGCCGTTGATGGTGTACGTGATCTTCAACGTGTCACCGTTCGTGACCGATGCGTTGCTGCTGAATGCGGCAGTCGACCACAACGTTCCGGTGGTTCCGGCCTTGGTGCTGTTCGACGTGATGAACACACCCTTGATGGTTGCCGTCGCGTTCATCGAGAAGTCAACAGTGGAAGAGTTGGTCATCGATCGGGACGCCGTGGCCCCATTCGTCCACGCAGGACGAGTACTTTCGGTGTAGGCGGACGACTCAGCCCAGCCAGCGTGCGATGCCATTGTGTCGGCGGCGGCAAGAGCACTGAAGGCCGCGTTGTCGATCAGACCGATAAACCACGCGGTGCTTTTCGTCCCGTCATCGAAGCCAGCGTCCAGCAAGTATGCGATGCCGACGTTGGTGATACCGTTGGGGAAGTCTTCCTCCCACTTCAGGTTTCCGTCTTTGTCGATACAGTGGATTTGAAACTTGCCGGAGAGTCCGGCCTTTTGGATTAAATCTTTCATAGTCTAAATGTTCCTCTGCGCAGTTCACGCTTGATGGAGTTGCCGACTTCGCGGGCAGTCTGCGAAGGTAGCTGGGATTGGGACGTAACGTTAATGTCACCAATACTGATATTGGTGTTGTTTCCACCCGGGCTAGAAGGAGCATTGCCAGCGTTGATGGCTTGCAACTCAGGAAGAAAATTGGCAGTCGCTCTTTGGTTGGCGACGAACTCTCCGGGGGCAAGCATTGTTGCTTGGGTGTCTTGACCGCGACTTCGGCCACCGCTCGCCATGTACTGCATCCCCCCGTGAAATGCAAATGAGGCACCGCCCGCTGAGGCGGCGGCAGCCGCAGCAGCAGCGGCAGCGCGAGCCGCTTCCGCCATACGGTTGAACGCCGACTCAGCGTTACGGGCGGAACTCGCGAGGGAACCCGTAGTGGAGTTCAGGCTCCCTACGCTACCGGCCGCCGACGATGCCTGGGTCCCGATGTTACCCGTGGAGGTGGCGGCATTCCTAGCAGACCCCTCCATGTTATCGAGCGACTGCCGGGCCCCATCAATACTTGTGGTGGGGACTTCCAGATCAAGTGTCTGGGGTGTGTTAATCAATAGGAGAAGCTCGTCTAAATCAGTCTGAGCGGCTGGATCAGGTGTGATAGCCGCTGCGAGCAGTTTCGACTGAGCTTGAGCAGCCGCAAGACCAGCCCGCAAGCCGGCCAGCAGTTGTTCTTGGGTGGCTGCAACCAGGGTGCCCGTGGCACCCGGTACCTGCTCCTGGACGAATTGGATGGCCTCGGCTAGCTTCTGCCGGATAGCCACAAGCTCCTCTCCGGAGGCGCCACCAATTCCCTTGATGGCTGCGATAGCAGGTTCCGCAAGTGCCGCTGCGTTATCGGCCTGCACCCCGAAGAATCCATTCTTGCTGGCCAGCTCCAGCGACGTGACAGCCGTCTGCATCGACAGGGCAAACTGCTTTCCCGTCAGCTCTAACTCCCCACCGGCGGATTTCTGATCGATCACCGCTTGTTTGATAATCTCGGCTCGCTTTTCAAGCCCGACCGTGGGGTCGTCTGTACGAACGCCATCCAGCGCTGCTCGCGTCGCTGCGTCGACGTCGGCGGAGTCGATGATAGCGTTCAATTTGACCGTAGCCTCGAACTGCTCACTGGTCAATTGATTCTTCAGACTCGTGATGGAGGTCTCCCACCGCACGTCAAGGTTATTCAGCGAGTTGATGAGCTGAGTCTCGACTGACTCCGCCAAGTTCGTCAGCCCGAACCTTTTGATGATATCCGAGCCGGAGAACTCAGGTAGAGCCTCTTCCAAGCCTTTAAGATTCTGAGCGATCGCGTCGAACTGATCCTTCAAAGCCTCGCGCGGCACCCCTTCGGCCACCTGCTTGGTCAATTTGTTATACTCAGCAATCTGTTGCTCAACGGAGTTCTTCTGTGCCTCGTTGATATCGGAGATCGCGTCTAGCTGCTCACGCAGAGCTTCCTGTGGAAGCTGTTTCTGAAGTTGCAATTGCCGCTTAACCAAAACCTCCTGAGACTGAAGGACAGCCCGGACTTGGTTCTGAGCACGAGCAACTTGTGAGGAGTTCCCACTGGCTTCTGCGAGGCTAAGTGATAGCTTAGCAGCAGCGTCGGCGGCCTTCAATAAGTCCTCAGCGGTTTCACGGGAACCGTCGCCGAGCCCAGCCGAGCCAGCGGCACGGGCCGCCTCTGAGACAGCCGCGTAGGATCGCTCCAAGGCGCGCGCAGCCTGCTGTTGCTTGCCCAGACCCTCAATCGACCTCTGGAAGTCAAACAGCTCCAAGGCGTCTCCGGCGGCTCCCAGCTGTTTCGTATTATCCGTGATGCTTTTGTCTAAGTCGTCCAGGGTACCTTTGACCTGATCCAAGATGCGCTGACGGCTCTCGCCGAAGCCTGCCAGTATGTTGTTTCAAACGTTTTTCAGGCGACCTTCAGTGGCAGCAAATGCTGCGATAATACCATCAGCAGTGGTCCGCGACGATGCCAGCAACTTGTTCAGAACCGAGTCGACGCTGTTCAACTCGGAGGTCAGCTCAGCGACGTTACCAGCGTTGATCTCTTCGACAATTTTAACAACTCGCTCCAGTCGATCCAATTCGAACTGAGCTGCGTCGTCAAGGGAGTTAAACTCCTTGACGAGCTTTTGGGAAGCAACGACCCCCAACCCCACCCCTACTGTGAATGCAGTTGTGGCACCGAGAACAAGTGCGAGAGGGCCAGCGAAACCAGCAAGGGCACCAATACCAGCGACCTTCAGCCCGATGAATGCCGTCGTAGCGATTCCGGCGGTCCCCGCGAGGGAGAGCAGGAGCGTCTCTGCGGTCGCGGAGTCCTGGACGACAGACAGGAATAAGCTGGTTACCGCGTTCTTGGCTACTAACGCATGTTCCCCGAGTTCAACGAAGATGACGCCCAATTTCGCCGCGTTCTTGTTAGCGGTTTGTGCATCCAGCTTGTCGATCTCTTCGAACTTCTCGCCTAATTCCCCGGCGGAGGTTGTTACTGTTTTGAGTGTGCTCGCTGCAAGTTCGCCATTCTGCGACAGAATGTTAAAGACACCGAGGTTACCCCGGATGGTATTGAATGCCTTCGCGATCCTGGTTTCATTATTCCCAAGTTCCCCTGAGATCTCCGCAAGCGCCGCTGCTACGTCGCCATTGTTACGTGCCAGCAGGGCTCCGAATCCGTCGACGCCAAGACCGACAAAGGCTTTCTTCAACTCCTCTGTCGGTTTGATGAGTTTGTTCAGGACGTTGCGGAACTGAGTCTGCGCAGTGGCAGCGTCAACTCCAGCCAGAGAGATTGTGGCGATTGAGGACGCGGCTTGCTCAAAGCTGACCCCAAGTCTCGCGGCCAGCGGAATGACTGTACCGAGACTGCTAGCCAACTCAGGGAGCGTCAATCGACCAGCGTTGATCGCACCGAATAAAATACCGGCGGCACCAGCGGCGTCGTCACTGTCCTGGCCGTACACTTTGATGACTGCGGACAGCGCACTAACGGCGTCGCCGAGCGAGCCACCAGTGACGACCGCCAGCCTGGCGGCGTCGTTCTCAAGCAGCTTGAATGTTTCGGAGGTAGTGCCTAGGTCGTTTTGCAACGCTTCAAAGGCAGCCGCAGAGGTCTCGCCCAGGTCGCGACCGATCGCGATAGACAGAGCCTTAACACGATCCGAGAGGTTGTCAAAGCTTGTTTCGCTCTGATCCGCGATGGCGTTGATACGACCGATCGCGAATTGAAACTCAGCAGCGGCTTCGGCGGACTCAGTGAACCCTTGGACGAGTTCGTTGATAGACTGGCTAATAATTTGCGTCGCAGCAATGCGAGCTATCGACTGCCAGGAGATCAGGAGACTCTGGGCCCCCGTGTTAGCATTCTTCGTGCTGGTGGCAATCTGGTCGGTGCCTTTCTTCAGTCGTTCCGCCCCGGCAGCGGCGCCGTCGAATTTCGTTTCAATGTCACCACTGGCGGTGATCTTAAACTTCGACATGGAGGCATTGGCGGTATCAACAGAGATCTTCAGCCGGTTCAGTGAGCTGATCGCACTGGAGGCGTCAAGACCAATCGTGTTGTTGATATCGGCCATCTAAAGATCTGATCCAATCAGTTGGATAACAGGGAATTGAATAGTCGCCAGGTACGCCCGCACGGCTGCGTTACCGGCTTCTCGGAAGTTGTACGGGGTCGGCTGTCTGAGCTTCCCACGGAGCCCCTCTGTGCGGGGCGCTACGGTAGTCGTTTCGTTTGCCGTGAGATAGCGGAGCTGGGTCTCATAGTAGAACTCCCAAGACCCTTGTCCGTTCTTCGTGACGCCACCTCTGCTGGACAGTCTACCCAGCGAGATCCGATCAGGAGCGTCGGTCGCCAGGTCAATGCTGACGTGCTCTCCAACAGCGGCTGCAAGTGATTGCAAGGTTGCACGCGAGGCACCTGACCAGGAGGGGATAATCTCCAAAGCCGCGCGGACCCAGATCCTCGCAGCCTCTTTTACGGTTTCCTGGACGTAGCTATCGATTCCTTCGAGCTGACGTTGATCCAGCGCTATTCGACTTAGGCTGGCTTGGAACCTCATCGTGGGATCTCACCTGATCGTATGCAAGGATGCTGGCTTGAGTGAGTACGCTACAGTCGTCCCAGTTTGCCTGGACACCTGGCGGTCTGCACCCGACTCGGATGCAGGCTGACCAGATTGCGTAGTTGACCGTCCTGCGAGGGGGCCAGAGGATTCGTCCTACTCCTTGATCCCCTGACCACGTAGAAAAGACTCGCGAGCCTCTTTCAACTTGGCCTCGTTCAAGGCGTTCGCGTCGATGACGACTTGTTGGACTCGCTGGATTTCGATCGAGCAAAGGCCAGCGGTCTCCAGATCCTTCATCCAGTTTTCCCACGTCGCAGGCTTTTCGGCCTTGACAGTGTCCCATTCAATGTCGGAAGGTTCAAGCGACTTGATGCAGATGAAAGCGTGTCGGCGACTTGCCCACGTTTCCACTTCTTGCAAGTAGCTGGGAGCGTCGACGTGTAGTTCCTTGCCGTTCTTGGTCAACTTGACCGGGGGCGTGGGCTTGGGACAGAGAGCGTTGAACTCGTCCATCGAGAGAACCGAATGGGCCCGGAAAATCAGGTCGCCGTCGGTTCGGGGGAGGACCAGTACATCTTGGGCACGGGTCGGGGTAATTCCACCAATTTTCATCTGCTTTACTCCACGTTAGCATTTGAGAAAAATAAAAGAGTGGCGGGCACGTTACCCGCCACCACTCATTCGCTGGATTAGCAGCTTGCGTTGTCCGACCGAACCGTAGTGATCCGAGTCGTGTTACACTGTCCCGAGACGCTGATTGCGGCGTCGGCAATCGAGTAGTCCAACGACTCGTAACGGAAGTCGGGGAACAGGAGCTCTTGATCCTGATCAGTTCCGCACGGGACGCAGTGAATGACGATCAAGTCGACAGCGTAGGGTTCGCACAAGTCAGAGGAGCTGGATACCCAGGCACTGGCGTTGCCGAAACGATTCAACGCATCAACAGGGGTCGGAGGGTGGGCGGTCTGAGCGGTCACGTATTCAAACGTGAACGACAGGTCAACCGACACGGGTTGATCTTGGCCTTGTCGCACGGTGTCCAGGACGTCGCGGTCGCGGTCATAGATGAACTCACGGCTTTCGCTCCACGACAGGTCGCCTTCACCGATCTTGATGAGCAACCGTTGCGGGAGGAACGTGATGACCGCGTCATCAGGAGCGGTGGGTGCAACCTTCGCGGGAGTAAACGTGACCGCAGTCGAAGGTGCCGCACCGGTGACGGCGGTCACGGTGTAGATCGTGGGATCGCTTGCGAACGTCAATCGGGCACCGACTGGGATAGTCGTGGTGGCAGCCGTATTTAACGCGACGGCGTCAAGGGTTACAGACGTGTCGGTGGCGGCAACGCCAGAAGCGTCATTGACAGCGGCAGTACCGGCCAGGCCGTCTTGCAAATAAATCTTCGTATCGCGTAACTGAATCTTTGCCATAGTAGCAATTTCCTAATCGGGAGGGGGTGTATAGGGCGATGCACAGAACCCGGCGATGCCGGTAGGGTACTACAAGCAGATCTCGTAACGGACAATCACAGCACCCTGGACCACTTCCGTGTCCTTATCGAGTTTCCCAAACTGCACAATTCGGAGAAAATCAGATGCGTTGCGGTCAATATCGAGACAGCCAACTTGAGTGTCACCGTCACCGTATCTGAACACGGGGACGGGGTTACTCAATGCGTTTGCGATGGTGCCCAGGCGGTCGTGGTTCAGGAACCCGTTCGCGGTGTCGTTGACCAAGTCGGTCAACATAACCATCGCTTCAAATTTGTATCGTGTCGTGCCGCTTCCGAAGACGGGAGTCGGACCATTCACACGAAGGACAGCAGAGTCCTTGCGGAACCAATCTCGCTCCTCTCGGTCAACGCCCTCAACAAAGAATCGTAGTTCAAGTGTTACTTCAATGAGGGTCTTCAGGTGCAGGGCGATGCTTGAAGTGACCCAGCGCGGTAGTCGTGTTTCTATCATGTACGGGAACCCTTCGCGACCTTACAGGTCGCGACAACGCCTCCGTCAAAGTGTTGGGCGTCGGTGACTTCGTAGTCAGAACCTCGCCACGTGATGAACTGCGTCGCGTCAAGGTCGCCCCACGCTCGAACGTCCCGCTCACAGATGAGGAACGCAACGTGCTCGATATCCTGACCGGCGCCACCCTGCCACGCGGCGGAGCGTACTGCCTGCATCATCGCGGGGGTGTAGGTTACATTCCGCGCCACGGTCGGCGGGACGTACACTGCGTTTCTAATCGTTACGCTAGTGTAGGTTCTGGTCGGGCTGCCCGTGGCGTAGTCGACGTCGCTCAACAGGACTTTTCTTAGGACAATTTGCTCGCCGTATCGACGAGTGAAGTTGTAGAAGACTTGCTTCTGAGATCGGGCCACTCGCGGGTTTCGAATCGGCTCCATCTACCTTGCCTTCAGGAGAATTTTCAACTGAGATAATTCATCGGTCGTCTTCTCCAGGGCCTTGCGGACCTCGATATTCTCAGTCTTCAAGTCATTCAGTGCTTGCAAGATCATCGACCGGTCCCGCGTGAACTGGGACTTGTCTTCGATCATTTCAGTGACCCGCTCCTCGGTCGGTCTCGCGTATACCGCAGCCACCGCCCATGCGTTGAAGCTAATTGCACCCGTGAGCAAGGAGCCCATGACCAGGATGATCAGGGGGCCGGGGATTCTGTAGGAATTGTCACTTGGCACGTCATCACCCATCCTTGTGGTCGACCGAATAAAAGATGCAGGGAGTGGATTCGAACCACCGTCTCCAGGCCATCTCAGCCCGTTGAGCTACCGCTACTCCACCCTACATTAAAGAACACGAGCTCGTTTCCGAGCTCGTGTGTAATTCATTACCTCCGGCTTAGCCGTTGATGACGACAGCCAGACGTTCGTCCAAGATCGCGACACCGCACAAGACGTCGAAGGTCACTCGCGTGCCTTGAGCCTTGGAGTCGTACTGCATCGTGACGCGCATTGCCAGTCCGTCCATGCTTGCGACGTAAGACGCAGCGCCCGATCCTTCGGGGACGGATGCCAGGGGGCGGCTGACCAAGGCGATCGATTCGCGGGTGAAGGCGATCGATCGGCTACCGGCGGGGCCGGGGAAAGCCAACTGGTTGTCGGTCAAAGCTGCGGACAACGGACGGTCCAAGAGCACCGAATACTCAGTGGTAGAAGTCTTGGTGACTGCGATCACGGTATACGAGTGGCTGGCCGCACTCACACCGAAGGTGACGATCTGTCCAACTTGGGGGCCCTTGTTGGCAGCGAAACCGTCCAGGATGACTTCCTTGGCGTGTCCCGAAGCGAATGCACCCTTGACGTCGCAAGCCATGTAGACCGTGACATCCGCACCGGAGAGAATGTCGTGGGTGACACCTTCCGTTAGCGTAATGTCCGAAGCGGCCGTGTCGGCGGTGGCGGACGCAATCCGGTGGGCGAACTTGCTACCAGCGATGGTGATGTACTCACCACCAGCGTTCGTGACGCTGGCGATTGCGTTCGTCGCTTCGATGACGGTCGAGCCCTTGACTTCGGCACCGTCGGTCACACCCAGAGCGACTTCGGTGTCATTCGGGTTGACGTGAGCGACGTTTTGGTCCATGAACGTATCGAAGCCGTAGATTCGACCCACGCTTGCTTCTCGCAGGGCGGTACCGGAATCGCCACGCTTGTCTGCTTCGACAACAATGTCGGCTCCCAAGGCGGCGCGGTTGGCTCGGCTCGACATAACCAGGTAACGTCCGAACTTGGGGGCGCGGTTGTCGTTCAGCTTTTCGTCAGCGTCCAGGATGTAGTCGTCGATGTTCAGTTCAGAGACTGCACCGGGTTGTCCGACTTGGTGAGTTTGCAGGCGGGCAACTTGTCCGCACAGAACTTGGTCAATCTTTTCAGCGATCTCACGAGCGGCTGGTTCCATGTAGCGCTCCAACAGATCCGGGAGAGCCTTGCTGCGCTCGCCGTCTTTGATGATGTAGCTGACGTGGAAGTGTTGGTCCAACGGGACCGGGATGTTTGGGCTGACCGCGTCTTGGTCAGTCACGTTGTCAGCGTCCGTCTTTCGCTTTCCAGCGAAGTCGGCGGGGCGGCTGGTATTGACAACGTCACCTTCACTGGCAACCAAGTTGCTGAAGTCACGGTGAACCAATTGAGCCATGATGGTGTTCGACATCAAAGTCATAAGAGCTTCGCGGCTCCAGACTTCGGGAATCAAGGCGGTGTTGTTGTTGTCTTTTGCAATCAGGCGGCAAGCCGCTGCGAAAATCATCGAGAACATGAGGGAGGCTTCCTAAAGAAACAGTTGTGGGAGAGAAAGTGAGAGAGCCCGGTGAACCGGTAAATTCCCGCGATGCGGTGAGTGGGTTAGAATCCGCGACGATCACGAATGCCATACTGCTTTTTAATGGCGTCATGATTGGCAAAGTATTCGGCATCGGTCAACTTACTGACGTCGACGCGACCCTTGCCAGCGAAACTGGAATTGCTTCCTTCGCCGATTCCTTTTGCGACATTACCACGGAACAAATTTCCATAGCGGGGAATGTCGTTCTTCATGTCTTCGATCGCCTCATCAGGCGTCACAAAGACCTCGGTGACGGTGCCGTCTTCCGCCCTCTTCTGAACCTTCACACGTGGAACATAGCGACCGGTCTGCTCGCCGTGTTCATTCGTTTCGGCTGCGATCTCTGTGCGGGGACCGAGGACCGAAATGAACTGTTCTGGATTGTATGCTCCGTGGTGGCCTGCTGCCGCCAGGATTGCGTTGTCTCGGGTCTGAGTCTCGAACATCGATCGGTAGCGCTTGGCCTCAACGCCGAGTTCTTCCAATTTCTTGCCAAACTCCGACTCCCGTTTCTTGGATTCGTAGGTGGTTTGTTGATCCTTGGTCCGAAGCTGGGCCTGGACGTTTTCAAGTTCGACCTGGAGGGTGGACTTCTGTTGAGCGGTGAGGTTCTGCGATTGCAGGAGGGACTCGTACTGTCGCTCGGTTTGTTCCAACTGCGAGCGGACTTTCTTGACGCGCTTGACCACGATATCGTTGACAAGTGCTTGCTGTTCCGGGGTGAACTTGGCGTTCGCGGGAAGATCTGATGCGACGTCGTCGGATGACTGATCGCTGTCGTCGGCCCCGTCGTTGTCACGAGCGATGAAACGGGGGTCTGCCAACAGGAGATGGGAGATCTTCAACTTTACTGCCTCGGTCAAGAGTACCTGGAGTCCGTCCAGTCGGCCCTATTCAGGGGAAAAGTGATCGTTTTGGGAAAGAGATCCCTGCACTTAACAATGTCTCAGAATCAGCACTTGTCGGGGATAATTCTCAGTAATTTGCGCAGATTGCGGCAAGTTTTCTTGACTTTAGCCTTTGTTCACCGAAAACGAGGTGCTGATCCCGAGGAACGGTAGAATCAGGGCCCAAGCGGACGGCGAGGGGATCAGGTTTGCGATGTGTTGCATCGGGCCCTTATCCGTGGCAAATTCGGTTCGGACCGGTCCAAACGTCTCCACCTTCACGTTCTGGGCTTCGAAGTCGGCCTGAGGGTCGCGGCCACCAAGCAGGGCGTCCGCGATCAGGTAGATGGCCTTCACGATCTCGGGCGGGACGCCGGTGGTTGCGCCAATTTGGCAGACAATCCCTGAACTCAGGGTGCGGGTCCGGGGGAACGCCAGCGTCTGGGTGCTGACCGTCTTGGTCCCGATGAAGTTGAACTTTTCAATCAGGTCCGTGGCAGAGTAAAGCGCCTTTAGCTTGTCGGACAGGTTGGCGGACTGCCAGTCCCAGTTATGGGATCGGCGAGCCATGTACAGGTCACCGTCGCTGACGAAGCCGTAGTACGCTGACCGGATATCGCCGACGAAGGTGTCGGCAGCGTCGGGGGAGGCTCCCAATTGCTGGAAGATGAACGGCTGAACCGTGGTCGCGGGGTAAACTCCCGGATACGTGGCGTCTTCGGTGATGGTCACGGCGTCGGTGCCCCACGGCAGCGAATCGATCGTCGTCTTACCGTACAGCGTGGCGGCGGCGGTGAAGATAAGGTGCTTGATTGCCATTACGGGGTCTCGGTCGGAGCAGGTTCTGGGACTTCGTTTGACTTGTAGGTCCGTTCGTCGGAGCCGCTGTTTGGGTTCGTGTCCAGCTCGGGAGCTCCGCGCGCGGCAAAGTTTGGCGCTTGCCCTTGCTGGTCGCGGGGCGTTTGAGCCTTGAGCGTCTCGGCAATGCGCTCCGCGCGGTCTTTCTTGGCCTTGGGCACAACCTTACCGGCGTCATATCCCAGAGCCTCTGAGGCGGTCAGATCGTCGACCAGTCCAGCCTTGTGGGCCTGGAGTGTCACTTGGGGGTCACTCAGGATGTAATCGTTAGAGTCGATTTTGGCGTAAATCCGATCGACTTCGGACTGCGACAGGCGCCCACTGAGGAGCGTGTCAACAATCATCTTTGACGCAACCCGCTTCAGCTCTTGCGTCGGCAGGCGCTCGACGAGCTTCAGCGTTTCGGACGCTTCTTCCAGGCGCTCAATGTCTGACTTCAAGACGTACCGATCGGGGTACTTGATGGTAGCGGGTTTGGGGTTCTCCACGTCTTCGTACTCGGCCCACACGTCGGCGATCAGCTTCTCGCCGTTTGCGAGTGCCATGCCGATGAAAGACAACCCAGCTTCGAGACCCCCTTGGCCGACTTTCTTGGCTTCGCCGGACTCCGTCCGACTGCCCGCCTTGCCTTGTACGGCGAGGTTGATCAGGGAGCGGATGTTTCCCTCCAGCTTGTCCTGAAGCTTCATAGACGCTTCGAGTGGGTCAGTGGGCGGACTGATAAACCCAGGACGCTCCAAGTTGACGCCGTAGTACCGGCCCTTCCCGGCCCCCACGCTCTCGGCGCGATCACCAGCGCCGCCGGCGGCGGACTCCGGCCCTTTCAAGTGGTCACCCGACGCGAATTGATCGCGTTGGATCGTGAGGAAGGGGGAGTTCGACTTGATGGCGTAGAATACGTCGCTGCTGCTGAGATTCAACAGAGCCTTTTGGTACGAGGCGACGTCCTTCATGAGGGAGTCACCAATGTCCATCAGCACGAAGGGGACACGCTTCAAGTTGGTGAGGACAGCGCCGTCGGGGCCCGAGTCCCGGTGAAGGATGACTTCGCCCTCTGAGGTATACATTCGAAACCATACGAACCCGTTGTCGTCCTTCCACACCAGGCGCAGCCGCTGTTCGACTCCGCTGGGCAGTGACACACCGTGTCCGAGCTCGGTCGTGACCGTGACGTTGTGGTCGCGCAGGAGGACGCTTGAGAACTCACCGCCCTTTCCGCGCGGAGCTTTCGTGTAAGACAGAATGTCCTCGATGCGATAGCAGGTGAGGAACGGGGGGTAACTGGCGTCGGCCAGTGTCGGCCCTTCCGGCGGTAGGGCGTCAATGTAAACGCCAACCTTACCCATTAGCAGCAACTCGGTCAAGATATCGTCGCCGATGAACGAATCCATCGTCGAGCCTTCGCCGTCGACTCCGCCGTTGTAACCGGCGACTGCGTCTTGGAAGGCTTTCGAGCCGCCGACACGTGTGACGCTGACCAACCGCTGGTAGATGTTATTCCGAACGTCAAGCAGCGCGGACTTGGCGAACGAGGGGATCGGTGTGAGGTCGCGACGCTGGCGGAAGTCGGCGTCGGTCTCGCGGTCTTCGAACTTGACCAGGTAGTTGTCACGGTAGAACTCGCCACCCTCGAAAGCATCGCGCCACTTTTCCCAGTCCAAAGAATCGGACAGGTACCGGGGGTGCCGTAACGTAGAGATCGTGAACCTTGTATTTTTCATCTTAGTAACCTTCTCCGGCCTGGATGGTCCGACCCGTGGATTGTGTAAATGCTTGCATGAATGCGATCTCGCAGTATGCCGACGCGTGGGCGAAGTGGTCATCTGCGATGCTGCGATAGACGCCGCGCGGCAGACCGAGGTCATCAATTTCAAACGTGCGGATGGGAGCTTTCAAGTGCTCTCGCACGACCCCCGGAATAGATCCAGGAATCTTGATCTTTCCTTTGTGGAACCGTCCGAGCGACAGGTCGAGAAACACCGTTCGGTCGACAGTTAAGCACTTGACCATCTGTTCATCTTCTGTCACCTTGATCTCGTTGCCGACGGTACCGCGCCGGTAGGCGACCATGGTAGCGTATCCACGAAACGCGCGACAGAAGCGGCGGGCGTTGACTGTGTCTGGCTGAAAGTCGACCGAGGCGTGTCGGATCTGCCACTCTCGCATCAAGTTGCCGACTTGTTCCCAACAGTTCGAATCCGTTGACGGGATTCTGGTTGCTTGCAGCAGTTTTGACGTTGAGTTTTCATAGGGCATGTTTCGGGGGTCGCGATCAAACGTGAACTCCGCGATCCAACAATCTAGGAATGACCCAACGTCGACTCCCATGCAGATCAGCCGGGTCGAATCCTCGGGGCGCTCACCACCCAGGGTGTACCCGCCAATCTTGCACGCCTCAATAATTTGATCGGTCAGCCGCGCGCCTTCGCACATGTGAGCCTGGCCGAGCTTCTGATTCTTAAACTCGATAGCGGCAAATTCACTTAACTCTGCTTTGTGACTTGCATTTGCCATCTCTTCCGGAGTCACTGTCGAGCTGAACATCTGGTTGATCGAAAACGATCGGTGACCTTTCACTTCTGGTTTCGCAGGGACCCAAGCGGAACCTTGCAACCACTCCGCCTTCGTCTCATGCGGCAGAACTGCTTTGCACTCGTTGCAAATGTATTGCGTCTTGGCAGACTCAGGGTCGCCGGGGTAGTCGCCGCAAACGATAACGTTGTCCGGCCACCGTAAGGTAATCTGCTTACTGCATGATGGGCATTTGAAGAAAAATTCTTCCATCGTCCCGAGCGCGTGCTGTTTGCTGATTCCGAACTCAGGCAGAGTCGGCGTGCTCAGCGCGAAAAGGTATTTGTTCACTTGACCGCTGAGACGTTCGGTCACAAGGTCATACGTCCCATCTTGGCACCGGTCATACTCATCGATGATTGCGGATGCCACTGGCACCGAGACCAACCCCCGACTCGACACCGAACCCCGGATGTAAAGGTTCGCGCGCTCGGTTGTGGTCTTGAGTCCAACTGAGTCCCCGCCCTTGAACAAGGTCCGCAGTTGGGGCGACAATTCGACCAAGGCGTCGAGACGTCCCTTGGAGAAGTCACCCGCCAGACCTTGTGTGGGCAGAACATACAACACGTCCTCGCGGCGCTCCGACAACACGTACAAGGCGCGGATCATCCCGGCGATCGAGTATCCGATCTGGGCGGCCTTCATGACCGTGATGGTCCCGCGTTCGATATCCAGGATTTCCCGCTGCCATGGAAAGCGGTCGAAGTTGATCGGGCCTCGAAAGGGTGCAGGCATGACGACGCGGTTCTCAGCCCACCTGGTGCAGGTGGTTAATGAAGCGTCTTTCAGTGCTTTCTGAATCCGTTCGCGGAGGTCGAACTTCATACTACTTGTTGAAGCCCAAGTCGAGCGTCTCAACCTTGGCCTTGGCCTTGGCCTTGGCCTTGGCCTTGGCCTTGTCTTCGGCCTCAACGTCCTCGATCGTTTTTAGGGTGGGCTCTCCATCAGTGAACATCAGGACCAGACCAAGAATGCGCAGGATAGCGTCTTTGTGCAACCACAACCAGTCGCACCACACCTTGAAGCGGTCGATCCACTTCGATCCGCGATTGGTGGTGAAATACTCGTTCAGGGCGCGATACGTCGCGGGGTCGTCGAGTCGGCTGTTGATGAGCGCGACGGTTTTGGCGTCACCGGAAACGATGCGACGCTTAATCAGTCCGCGCAGCAGCTTCGGCCTCGGGAGGAGTGTTGCCATAGGTTGTGAAGCTCCAGTGAATGAAAAGTATGGTGAAGTTTGCGACAGCCATGGTCGCGAAGACAGTGGCACTGGGATCAAAGATCAGACTGCACCAGAATGAAGTGCAGAAGGGGCACGCTAATAGCGCCTTCGTGACTTTGATCTGTCGAGCCCATGCCATAATTGAGGAGGAACATAGGATGACTGCGCAGCATCCTGCGCTAAGTCCGGCAACTGTGATGGCTTCCATAGGTCTTCCTTGATGCGTTGTTTCGACGTGGCCCCGTGTATGGTCTCGCCAATTTGAATGTCGAGCTCACTGTTGTAAAGTTTAATCGTGGGGACACTGGTTGGGCGGTCTTGCAACGCGCCGTCGATGAACTCTTTCGTTACATACGGATAGCTGCCGACTTCACCATAGGGATTATCCAAGTCGATGTAGACGACTCGGTATCCCTCCGCGCGCAGCTCTCGCCACGTGGGCTTCATCAATCGGCACGGTGCGCACCACGACGCCGAGAAAACAACGACCGTATCAGCCTTGCCCTCGGGAATGACGCTGTCGGGCCGGGTGTCGGGGGCGTAGAAGCCGAGATCGTAGGGTACAGACTGTTCAGCCACTTGACCAGGATTGGGGATGACAACAGAATTTTGTCCCTCAGCGGGCGGGGCGAACGCCAAAGCACTAATAAACGTAAGAGCGAGAACATAGGATTTCATCTACTTCAAACCTTGGATAGGAAGGATGGCCCAGGCGTCCCCATAACTTAGCATCTTTTCGGCGTCGCGCTTCGACACCCAGAAACTACCAGCGGGCTCATCACCCACCCAACGAGGACCAGAGACCCAAGATAAACCCCAGCTATTCAGCAGTAGGGCTTGTTTGCTGTTTCCGTCACTAACACCACAGAAAACCATGGCGTGGGGCCAACGTGACCACCACTTCGAAGACAGTCGACCGCGGCTGTCCAATACTTGACCGCGCTTCGAGCCGAAGCCGACCGGGCTCCCCACGATGACGGGGTGACCGCTGGCGATCGCGCCACGCAGTTCCTCCCAGGAGGAGATATGAACAAAGCCGGACCCACGATACTGACCAGCAACCCATTCAAGCTCGACGGGCGGGCCGCGTTCCCATTGCTTCGCGCGCTGAGCGCTGTACTCGGTAAGGTCAACACCTTGTGAAATGTAGTAGTAGGCCGGGAGGTTACCAACATCCTTCCCGGCTTGGGCTGCCCATGCACAATTGCTGCCGGGGGACGGGCTGTTGTGATCGAAGTGTTTGCGGCTGGTGCCGTAGGACCATTCGGCTGAGAACGGGATGCCGTGTTGCAGCTCCAGTGCCTTCGAGTGCGCAGCCCCTACGCAGGAACCCGCTTTGCCTTGCGACATCGCGCGGACGTTGTGGGTACGATACAGAACATACGTTTCCCCTGCGCCCCTCTCTTGCCACTCGGGAGGGGTCGGATCAGGTGTTACATCAAAGCGCGGCGTTGCGGTCGCGACTGTGATGCACAGTGAGGCTGCCCAAATAGCTGACAGGATTACTTGCATGTTCTTAGAGGTCCATTCTAAAGGGCGGGGTGGCCGGTTACAGCCAGTACGGTACGGTGCCGGATATGGTCGCGTGATTATCGTTGGGGCTGTTGTCATTCAGAGTCACCCCGGTACCTTCATCACAAAGATAGTAGTAATTACCGGCAGATGATTCTACGCGAATGTTTCGCATCGACTGTCGCGAGTACGCCGAGCCATTGTACGCCGTGCGGGGTGTGCTACTTGGGGTGTCGATTATGTTTGCAAAGGTCTCTTCGGTAGACCCGTTATCATCTACACCGATCGTGTAGACCAGGCCGACCTTAGTGACTGTCAACTTGTACCAAACATCTCGTGGGAGTTCGGGCGTGATGTTGTGAGTCACCGAGAGCGTGCCAGAGGCTGACGGCCCCTGAAGCCTGCATTGTGAACGGAACAGGCCAGGGCTGTACTCGACCCGTGTGACTGATATGAAGAATACACCGCCGTTTGCCGCGTACAAGCGAGCGCCGCCGCTGGAGCTCGGCATGTTGTATTCAGTGCTGAACGTGTAATCCGCAGAGGCGGGCACGATGGCCGCCGCATACGTCGCAACCTGATTGACGCCGTTGAAATACACGCCCAGACCCGTATTGGGCGCGGGTTCTCCACCACCGGGAGGTGCGAGGTAGGTGCTGTGAAAGCCACCGATCAGACCGCCTGGTCCGGCATATCGTGGGAGCCCCAAGAACATTAGTAGGCCATGTAATGGACGATGGGGGTGCCTGAAACAAGCAACAAGAAAACGTCCTTAAGATATTCTGCCGGGACGAATACCGAGGCGCCGGGGACGAGCAGGAACCCCCCGTTCTCAGCGCTGCCGAGGGAGACACCGGGGTTTGTTGACACAACAAAGTTCGTGACGTTCGCGGGCGCGGACAGTAGCAGCACGCCCCACGTCAGCGCCGGGCCGAACGAGACGATGGCGGCGGCGGAGCCAGAGATCGTTTTGTAGCCGGTGATTATTCGCGGCTTGTTGCCGACGATTGCAATGTCTTTCATGGGGCGCTCTATTGAGGGGTTGAGTTGGCGTAGGAGATCAGACCGCTGCCGATTTCGGTGAAAGCGCTCTTGTGGGTTTCCAGGTCTTTGCCTTGGACGTTCTCGAAGATGTACCGTTGGATCTTCGCCAGGACAGCTTCGCAACCGGCTTGATTCGTTTCACGATTCAGAGCTGACACGGCGGTCAAGAGTGACTGGGTGGACGTTGCTTGGCTAACAGCGGCCGTAAAATTCTTCCCGATCGCGCGGCACGCGGCCTTGGGCGCGGACGACTCACCCGCCCAACTCGCAACATCTTCTGCGAGAGTCCGCTTAAGAGGCGGCGCCAGTGGTGCGAGCGGGGCGAGCGGTTTACCGACCAAAATCGAGTGTCGCACGTTAATAATCTTGCCGCCGCTCAGCGAGCTGCCGATGACTTCGTAGCGACCGTCCTTGCGGAAGCTGATGTAGCAGGTGCCCTTGTCGACGTGTACGTCGTCTGTAGGCAGCAGCCAAGAGGGAAGGTCACCGTCAATCGACAGCTTCACCAACTCGCCTACAACGGCGTCTGAGGGGCCTACAATGACCACGTCCACTCGTGCGGCGTTGAGTGATTGCTTCACAGCAACGGGGCCGCCAAGTGCGGAAGCGACCAGGATAAGCACGGCTGCTACGGTTTTCTGTGACATGGGAATCGGTGTGTGGGCGTAAGAAACGGGCGGATCAGGCGTTACCGTCGGATCAGGCGGATCAGGCGGATCAGGCGGATCAGGCGGATTGTAAGAAACGGGTGCCTAATTATTAGGCACCCGGTTGTGAGAACGCAGCATCTGCGTTACTTGATCGGCGACTTCGTAAACAAACGCAGCCCGACGTTCACCAAGGCGGTGGCGACCGAGATCACACCAACAGCAACGGGGTTGCCGAGGATGATCGAGCTATCGGCGACTGACGTCAGGCTCAAGGCCAGCAGAGTCAGGACGTTGAACCAAATGGTTTTCGAAGCGAACAGGGACTTGGGGTCCATAGGAATCTCGTAAATAGAGGGGATTATAGGGAAATGTCGTCCACGCGGGTCACGATGCGATCAATGACTGCCTCGAATCCGGGCACCGCTTTGATCTCTTCGATGACAATGTTGAGGACGGCGTCGGTGTATTCTTCTACTTGGTGTCGCTCCATCAACTCGCCGCTCTCCTT